CCAACACCCGCATACGTACCCCCTACGATGACGACTCGTACCATTCTCCCTCGTATCCCATAAGCGAATGGCTGGTATCATCCCCAACCACGTCCGCGATGCGGCGATTACGAAGTTCAGGCACGTGATCTGTGAGAAGCTTGAGATCGTGCCCTTTGTCCATCAAGCGGAGTGGTGGGCGGCTGCTGATGGGCTCGTCCTGTTGCCAGACCATGCACGTCAGGGGGGCGTCGCCGTGCGCGTCGATGACGGGTCTCTTCAGTATCGTGAAGTCGTTGCTCGGCCATATGGATCGGCCAAGGTGCTCGTGGATCTGGGCTCCTTCAAGATTGGAAAAAGCTATGGATTGGCTGTATGGCTGGCGTCTTTTGCGTGTGTTCCTGGTGGACGTGTGCAAATTATCGGGCTCGAATACGACATCTGTGCTCCAGAATTCGAGTACATCTGTGAGTTCCTTCTCTCAGACCGGGGGCTCGCGATCAAGCCTGAATCTCTTCAGAACAGACCGCGTGATGGGCGTATGTGGCTGGACCTTCCAAACGGGTGTCGATTCGAGGCTAAGTCCTGGGACCGGAAAGAAACCCTGAAGGGCAAGGAGATAGACTGTTACGCCTACGCCGAAGCCTACATGCTTCCTGGTCTCGAGTGCTACACGGACTATAGCCAGAACCTGCGCGCGAGAGATGGCTTTGCAGCCTTTGCGACCACACCTGACCGCCCGTGGCTGAAAGACGTACACGATGCGGCGCACTCTGGTGACCCAAAGTTTATTAAGTGGCATTGTACGTGTGGGGTTACGGCTGAGGCAAACCCGTTTACGTTCGACTTCACGACAAAAGAGCGCGATCGACAGCTCATGACGAGAGAGAAGTTTGCCATCCACTATGAGGGACGACTGGGTGACTTCGTCGGGCGTGTGTATGCCTATCAGAGAGGTCAGCGCCTTTTTACGCCACAGACCCACCCAGAACTCTTCAGCCCCGAAGGTCAGCTGAGCATCCCACCAGGATGGCTAATTGCGGGAGGAGCCGATACGGGCACCTTCATGTCGAGTCTGATTGCGGCGTTCTCTCCAGAGGGCGATGCGTTCTTTCTTGATGAGTTCCCAAACTACTCCTACAAGAGTAGCCGAATCGAGCTAGGTTCCGAGACGATCCCAGAGTGGACGAAGCGCGTTGCGAGTCGTGCTGACGCGCTCGGTATGCGCCCAATCAGCTTTCAGGCAGACAGCAACTCACAGTTCAAACGCGAGGTCCTGCATTACGGCATGCATCTTGAGCCTAACAAGGTGTCGCCAGAGGCCCGTACGGAGATTGCGAGAGAGTATTTCCAGCACGATAAGATCTGGCTCGCGCCGTGGCTCACTGTGCTACCCTTTGAGTTGGAGAATGCGTGTTGGCCAGAGGATGCGACGAGCGCTGGCAAGTTTTCGCGTATTAAAGACCGAGACCACACGCTCGACTGCTTCGAGCACCTCCTCTCGAAGAGACCGAGGGGAGCAGGTGTTACTACCCAGAGTAGGCAACCTGCCTGGATAAAGGAATATCTGTCTCTCGAGCCTAAGGTGAGATTCGGTCCACACGGAAACGTGCACCTAGGCACACAGTAAATAGTGAATGACGACGACTGCTCATACTACTGATAGTCTGGAACTAGGCGAGGTTGTGCAATCTCTTAGTCTTCAAGTTGTCGTCTTGACGAAGGAGATCAACGCACTGAAGAAAGATAATGTAGATGCGAAAGGTGTTGTGGCCAACTCCTATGATGCGCTCGCGTCCATGGTCCTGGAACTAGACGAATTTAGACGCATGATTCTGTTTGTGATGACTTCTATTAAGGCTCAGAACATGTTGACGCCATTCAAGCAGCCAGAGAATTTGTTAGAGGGTTACCTGCGCCAACAGAAACAACTCAGTACTGAGATTCCAGCCAATGCCATCAAATCCTCTTGATCCTCAGCCCGAACGCTCCGACTTCGAGAAGAATGCCGCGGTCGAAAAGGACACAGCCGACTTACTCGAAGAGGTCTCGAAAGACTTTGAGCGACTCCAGAGACAGAAGTCTCGGCCTGTTGGGGGTGTCGAGTCTCGAGTACTCCAGTCGATTGCTTTTGAGTGGGGAGAACAATACATTACTGCGGAGCAGAATGGGCTGACAGTTGCGCCACAGGACGAAAACAAACTCTATTTGCTGTTTAATTTGATCGGGCCAGCTGTCCAGAAGCTCACGGGACGCTTAACCTCTCTCGGCATGCAGTTCTATGCGAGAGCTGACTCGAAAAGGCCACAGGCCCAAGCTGACGCAGAAATCGTCGACAAGCTGATCCTCGCGACCGATGAGAAGGTGAACCAGCCCGCACGTACGTGGGAACTCATGGACTGGATGCTCAAGGGCGGTGTGGCATTCGAGTATGTCCCGTGGATCCCGAACGTCTCCATAGAGCCGATGGCACAGTTCAATGACCAGAATGAGCTGATGTTCAAGGACGTGAGTGCTGGGTCCGATGCAGAAGGCAATCCCATCCTCCTCTCCGAGTCCGAGCGGCAGCAACGTATTAACCAGGGTGCACCTCCCGAGCAATTCGAGCTTCATGAAGAGCTAGAGATGGTGGGAGATGTCGGCAGCGAGATCTTTGGGCCGCTGAACATCTTCGTTGACCAGTCTATACGCGCAATCGAGGATTTGGCACCCGATCAGGCTGTCTATATTGCAAAAATACGCACAAAGGGCTGGATTGAGGAAAACTACGCAGACGTTGGTGGCGTTCGAGAGCTTTCTCCTGACAAGTCGATCAAGATCGTTACCACTCCGCTCTCTCATCTGGGCGCGGCCACCGCAAGCCTCTTTCTGAAGGATATGGTGCCCACTGTCCAAGGCGAGATCGGCTCAGACGACCCCCCAGTCTTTGTGGTAATTGAGCGATATCTTCCTAACTCCAAAACTAACCCCAAAGGAGTCCTGACGGTTTTTATTCCAAGGAAACAAATCCTCTCGCATGGAGATAACCCGTATGAGGAGATCCCTCTCGTAGATTTCCACTTCAAGATACCTACGAACTCCTTCTGGACGAAGGATTACGTGACCGATCAGATTCCTCCACAAAGATTTCTCAATAAGCGACTCTCGCAGCTAGGAGAACATGCCAACAGCTCTATCTATACAAGACTCTTGTTGGGTGGCGCGCTCACCGAAGCCGATATACCAGCCGACAAGCCTGGTGTCGTGCTCAAAGGCCTCAATGAGTTGGGAAGAGCAATGGTTGTGCCCGTTCCTGGCCCACAGCTGCCTGGCTGGTTCCTCGAATCCATTAATGTGGTGATCAGGCTCTTCCAACAGATACAAGGCGGTTCTGACCTGACCGAGGAGCATAGATTCCCTGGTCAACTTCGAGGCCCTATGGCGATCCCCATGCTCCAGGAGATTCTCGACTCTGAATGGGGCATGCTCTATCAGCATATTGGTCAGCGCATGGCTCGCGTGAAGCAGATGCGCATCAATAGGGTCAAACAGTTCTATCCACCCAAGCGTACCCTACACTACACGGAGAGAGATCAACGGGATGAAGTATTGGAGTTTCATACTGAGAACGTGTTGCGTGCTGGTCATAACTTCAATATTACTGTCGAGCGAGGATCGCTCCTGCCTGAATTGCGAGCACTAAGAGAGGCGCGCGTGCGCGAGCGTCTTGAGAGTTCCCTCGCCATTCTCTATACAGACGATCGGACAGGTCGTATCGATAAGAGCAAAGTGGCTGCCGATCTCCATATGGGCGATTACGGTCGTGAGGGCAAGGAAGCCCAGTCGAGGAAGTTCGCCCAGCAACTCATTGAGCGCCTCTGGAAGGCCCAGACTATTCCTCCAGTTATGCAGTTCTGGGATCACGAGCCCATGCTTGACGAACTTGAGTCCGAGATGATGACGACGGAGTTCCTCTCAGCGAGTCAGTCTGTACAACAGCTGTTTATTGATAGATGGAACCAGCACTCGCAATTCTTACAGCAGATTGCTCAGTCTAGGCAGCAAGCCGCCCAAAGTGGCATGATGCATGCGGCTATGGCCAACGCGACCCAGCAAACTGCCGCAAAAGTGGCTGCCGAGGTTACAGATGCCACGCTGAAGCAAGTGGTCGCGCAGGCGACTCAGAGCCAGCAGACTCCAACACCGCAGGACATGATTAGTTCGGCATTTTCTGATCTGACTGGAGAATCAACACGTGAACCCCAATAAATCTCCCGGTGGAATGCGTACCGAGATCTCTGACGCCATTGCCATTGCTAAAGCTCAGCTTAGGAAGATGGAAACCGGATACGAGCAAGAAAAGAGCACACTAGAGAAGCGTTTGGACACTTTGACTAATACGCTGGAGATGATTACACCAGAATTCGAGGAATTGGCTACTAGATTGAACCTTAAAGTCCCGTAAGCACACATAATGCCGTTTAAGTAAAAAGTTCAGACGCACACAACGTTTTGAGGCCGTCTTGGGCCAGAAATGAGGGTAAAAGCTAGAGAATTTGCCCTCAAGACATCTCGCCTGTCAAAATTACTAGAATGTGAGGCAATTCGACTAAAAACTCACAAAAAGTGGGTTAAACAATGCTGATCACGTCGATCAACCGCTATTACGGCTAGACCTCCACATGATAGCACCTAGGAAGGAAGACCCATCCCCACTTGAAACAACGCCTCTGCCACTCCTGGCTGTTGTGATGGAGATCCAGCGTACGCTCGGTAGCCTTACGCAGGCGGTCGAAACTCTGAATGATTCTCAGAAAACCACGCAAAGTGAACTGACGTATGTGGTCGGAAAAGTCAGGAAGGCCGGAACTGACCGAACGATCGTTTGGGTCGTCGGACTTGGGATTATAGAGATCATTGGATTCGTAGGATGGCTCATAAATAGCGCCATCGCTATTCTCCCGTCCTTGCTGCATCCTGATGGTGTATAGCTACGACGTGCCCATCAAAGCGCAGAGTGGTAATTTGATACAACCCATATACTTCCCTAATTGACGCCTTTAGACTGTGTATGTTACACTCGTGCCCGTGACCTCGTCCCAAGAATCAGCCTCGTCAATAATCTCGCCAAACTCGACAATCCCGTCGAATAATTGGCCGGAATTGACCAGTGCACTCTAGAAGGATTTCCCATGCCAGACGAAGTAGTTGAGTCAGTCACAAGTCCTCCAGTCTCTTCGCCTGCACCATCTGAGCCTTCGCAAGCTCAGGCCACTTCGCTGCCGCAGAACATTGATTACTCAGACGATATGCTTGTTAAAGGCGTACCTGGGTTCAATGATCCTGTGAGAGCAGGAGACCTGTACAAGCGAATGCAGGGTGATTACACGCGTAAGACCCAGGCGGCTGAGAAACTCAAGACCCAGTACGAAACTGAGCACAAAACTCGTCAGGGCGAGATAGCCACCGAAAGGCAACGACTAGAGCAAATCGCGTCTAGTCTTTTGTCACGGCAACAATCAAGCGCCCAGCCAACTGCTGACCAGCAGTTTCTGGACGGTCTGAAGAGTGCCGAGTACATTGACGGCCCGACGATGTCTAAGTTTGCTCAGACGATGCAGGACAAGGGGTTTACTCCAATCGTTAAAGCGTTTCAGGAGCGAGATCAGATTCTCCAGTCAATGGCCCAACAGCTGATTACGCTGAATCAGCATGTGCAACAAATGCAGTCGAAGACTGGCACTCAGGATCTCGACTCAAAGATCGCGAAGTACGTCACAGACTTAGGATACCCTACGGATGCCAACAGGTATGCCAAGGAGATCTATGCCGCATACGAGGGCGACGATCTCGAAACAGAGTTTCCTGAGATGTTACGTGAGCGAATGGATGGACTCTCGAACATGTTCAGAAACGTGGATAGGCAGCGAATCGATGCGGCTCGCCGACCCAGCGTACCCGGCAAGGGCGGTTCGGGAACAACTGGTAAGACGATTGGTCTCAAAGGCACTGAATCGGCCAAAGAGACTGCAGATATGCTCTGGGAAGCAATGCAGACCCACGAGAATACATAAACATGGTGAGCCCGTCTGGCTCACCCAGACGAGGACTTAATGCCAACAACAACTACGAACATCATCGAGTCACTTAAGTATACGTACGGAGTAAAGAAAGTACTGGCGATCTTCAATACCGAGAGCCCGACGTGGGCAATGCTTGGTAAGACGAAGAAACCAATGGGTGGGAGAGGGCAATTCATCATGCCCGTACTCGTCAAGAACCCAGGGACCTTTGTGGGGATTGCTGAGGGTGGGTCACTGCCCACGTCTCCGGTTACGGCTGATACCGCGGAGGCGACGTTTGCGCTTCAGGAGTACGTCGGGATCTACGACATGACCTGGAAGCTAATCCAGGATGCTTCCAAGGACAAGTTTGCATTTCAGCAAGCCTTGCAGTTCATGGAGGAAAACTTCAGGAATCGCATTGCGAAGAACCTGAACAGCGACTTAGTCTCAGATGGGAGGGGTGCTCTCGCATTCCTGCCAGCAGCTGACAACACGTCCCCGATCGTTGTGAGCGCACTGCCCCGCGCCGAAACAGGCATGGTGGTTGATGTGATGGCTACGGCGGACGACGACACGAAGCGGGCCAATTCCGTGACGGTAGACGGAGTTGACGTACAAGCGCGTACGATCAAGACCTCTGGTAACCCATCCAGCACTGCGGCGGGCGACTACTTCGTGCTTGAGGATACGACCGATATCAGCGTGCAGGCATTGGCTCTGCACTCGAATGGGTTGCTGAGTGTGATTGACTCGTCGAATCCGGCGACTGTCGTCGGTAACTACGGCGGGATCAATCGTAGTACCGCTGGCAACGAGTTCTGGATTCCCTTTGAGCTGGGGAACAGCGGCGCGAATCGTCCCCTCACAGAGGACCTCATGCTGCAACTGCAGGATGGCGTTCGTGAGAAGGGCGGTGGGATGCTCAATGCCTATCTCAGCAATCTGGCCCTCATTCGTCGGTACCATGAGATGCTGGCCGGAGAGCGCTACTTTGCACTCAGCAAGCCGGGCGTCCTCGAGGGCGGGATCGGGCGCAGGGAGAAGAAGGTGGCCGAAGATGGGCTGACCCCGTACGAGTTCAGCGGCATTCCCTGGTACGCTGATCCCTACTTCGATCCGAACGTCGTGGTTGGTCTGGACACCAATCACTTCTTCATCGGAACAGGCGAGAATGAAGTGCCGAGACCGATCTCGGAGATCTTCGATAACGTACCGTTCTTCAGGCAGACCAGCAGCGCGACCTTCGAGGTCGCATGGTATTACCAGATGGAGCTGCTGTCTGATAACGTGGCTGCGGGAGGGAAGATCGTCGACGTCGCAGAAACCTAATAGTAGGTAGCCTACTCGGGCGGCGGGCATAATAATAGCCGCCCCACTTTTATCTTAAGGACAACACCATGGCATTTCTCGTAAAGAACAGAGTGAAGGAGCCTGGAGGCGATGCGGTCATCTCACAGCTTATTCACGTGTCACGTGGAACGCAAACGATACCAGAGAGCACGACCGAGATTCTCTTTCGCGTGCACAATGGTCGTGTGCTTGTACACAAGCTGATTGGGGAGGTAACAACGGTCATCCAGACACAAACTGATAACCTTAAAGTGACTGGTAAGGCTTTAAACGATGCTGCTGCGGCAGTTGGTACTGCCGTCGATGTGGCATCGAATAAGGATATTACCGGACTCGAAGTTGGGGGATCAGTATTTGTAGAAGGGGACGGGACGGCGCTTGTGCAATCGAATGCTGGTAACGTTCTTATCGGGGCGAACTCAGGTAACTGGGTGATGCCACAAGGTGAAATCTATATTACGACAAGCGCAACCAACACCGGTGCAATGAAGTGGGATATCTGGTATCAGCCACTGGATAAGGATGCGTATGTCTTAGACAACGCTGTACAGGCCGCAATTTAGTACATAACTCTGAGGAGGAAACCATCTGGGTTCTCCTCCTCAGACTTAGGAGAGTGTATAATGGCAACGTCCGCACCGTTATCAGATATCGTCGATCCTGTGGTGTACTCAATCCAAGAGTGCCAGTTTCTCATTAATAATCTGGGTAAACCGTGGTTTGAGTGCTCGAGCCTTATCAAACCTTCGAGTGATCCCTATCCGGCCCGTGGCAAGGACGGACGCATACGAGACCGGAATCCCGTCTTCTACCCAGATGGAGTTATCCCAGCAGCCGTAAGACCGCTCGTCGATCGAGTCTATGAACTCATAGACCTTGAGAATCGTGGAAGCATCCAATGGGTAGGGTTAGACAGGCTAAGGACATGCCTACAGGTCTATATCACTGAGCAAGCTAAATGGCAGCGTGACAAGGCTCGATACGCTCGTGCTCCTCGGTTCCCGTCCATGCACTCGTTTGATGGGAAGAATCGTCCACATCTTGGCGGACCTGGATCGGACTCTGGTCGAGTCCGCACCTACTTCGACAAAGAAGGAAACCGGGTTTCGTTGTCTATTCACTTACTTGGCAATAACGATGGCGGTGGGTGGACTCCAGAGTGGGTGCAGAAAGAAGAACCTCCCAAGGCAGCGCCGGTCTACGACAAGTCTGTCACGAAGGCTATCACCGACGACGTGCAGGCTCATAGGCTTGAGTGTCCAATCTGTAAGCATACCGAGAGTTACAAAGATGGCAATCGAGCGTCTTGGGGAGCAGCTCGAGGACGTATGAGCCGACACCTCCGCAAGGAAACGGTTGAGGTCAGCCTGCATCGTGAACTCTATACGAACGAGTATGGTGAGTAATGCCGGACGTAGGACGCATTAGGTCGTGGAAGCCGTACCGCCGTAAGGGGCGTCCATTTAGCCAGAAGGTCCAGAAGAGGGCCGCAATTCCGCCGCAGGAGGCGATGCACTGGTTTTGGCATCCCAATCGTATCGGAGTAACGCTAGGGCCTGATCGCTTCCGCAAGCAACTCCAAGCGATCGATGCTAATCTAGAGGTGACCTGGGACCGCTACCAGGAGACATGGCTAATCTGGACTCGCAACTATAAGATCAAGACTCCTCTTTGTGCGGGTTGGATGCTGTTGTTCCCGGTCTGTGGAGAGGGCCACTCGTATATGCCCCTGGACGAGCGCGTGTTTGCTCGCCTCTATCACGCTTCCGCCGACCGCTGGGGTAACGGTCGGTACTACTTTGACGCGATCGCGCGAGAGCAGGAGCGCGACAAAGCGAAGGCGAAGGCCGACTCTATGGATGAAACCCGATACAAGGCTGGCGAGTACTTCGAGTACATGCAGATCAAGAACTACGGTAAGGGATCTAAGTTCGTCAATCACTTTTCTGGATAACGTTAAAATCGTCCTAGGGCGAGGGAGACAACCCAATGGCAACTTTCATGACCAAGAACTATCGTGTGGCTGATGAGGGTAGCTACTACGTTGCACAGAATGCCACTGATGGTACGGGCATCGCTGGTCATGCTGCACCTGTCCAGGCCGATACTGACACCAAAGCGCTCCTGCACATCTTCAATGGCGGACAGAGTCGCATCTACCTGGATTACCTTAGACTGCGTATGACTGCGATTGGGGGAGGCGCGTCAACAACCGACTTCGCCATCTACGTTGATAACAAGGGGTCAACCGCCTACTCGTCTGGTGGGACCACGATCACGCCAGCCAATGTGAATCGCGACACAGACTGTGGGACGGAAGCAACCATCAAATTCGGCCCTGTGGTCACAGTGACAGGCTTTACCAAGATTGGCCACCAGCGGGTGCGTTCGGTTGTACCTGTCGTGGAAGATCAGTACGTATTTACATTTGGAAAGCCCTCGCAAGTGCCGGTCTCGGCACTCTCAACGACTGGAACGGCTGTGTGCCAAACGATTACGGCATTCCCTCCAATCGTCATTGTTTCTGAGGGCAACTTCAACTTCACACAGTGGGGAACCTCACAGTCAGGTGCCCACTCGTTTGAGTTTGAGTTAGGCTACTGGGAACTCTAATTAGGATAAGAGACCGATAGGAGTCCTCTAGGGGGAGATTATGATCCTGTCCTCAGGATCTGGTCTTCCCCCTAGCTAGGAGTGGGAGCCTCATGGCTACTGGACAGACGATACTCGACATCATGGAGGCTTTACACCCGGAGCTACAGCTTCAATCTGGGGAAGCCGATGTGACACGAGGATTGCTGATCCTGAATGCCTCCCAGGATCTCTTCGAGTCTCTCGTTGTGCAACACCCAGATGTGCTGGGTGGTGCAGTCTCATCAGTCACGACAACGAAGGATACTGAATCGACAGCCTACCCTACCGGTCTCCTACGGCTTGACGGTCTAGACTTTATTGACTCAAGTACCAGCCGTCCTATATGGCCGCTCATCACTCTTCGTAGGAGAGGTGGCCATCGTTACAGACAAACGTGGCTGCTAAATCTCTCGTCAAGTTCCAACACCACAGGCAAGCCTCGAGCGTATTGGACGAATGGGACGAACATTTATTGGGAACCAGAGCCTAATGGTACACACACCATTCGTACCTATGGGTTCGCAGCGGCCTCAGATATCACAGCGGCCGGTACCTTTGCTTATCCAGATATCGTGATGCTCCCGCTTGCGATTCTGGCGGTGAAGATACTCAGACTGGGTCTCGACGATCCTACGCAGGACTACACGAACCTTGCGAATAAAACTCTCAATCCAGCAATCGATGCGCTTTCCAGCTTCAACCGTTCTGGCGCGCGTGGAATGATGTATGACTATGTCCACTCAGAGTAACCGTAAGGTTGGTGGTCTTCGAGGCGGAGGTACACACTAATGGCAACAGTTACCCTGACGAATACGTCTGCGAATCTGTCAGGTAATACGCTCTTGCTTGAGGAGAGGGACGCGACGATTACGGCCAACCATACGTTTAACAGGTCGCCGAGCGCTCCCTTCACGGTGACCTCTGGCTCGGCCGTCGTCACGAATCTCGATGTCGACAAGCTCGATGGCCAGACTGGCACCTACTACACCAACGCGGTGAATGCCACTAACCTTAACAATCTCGCAGACCTTATTATCTCAATTGAGGTATTTACCTAATGGCTGCTTTTTCTAAAGTCCTCCTCTCCGATTCAACCCAGGGCAGGGGTATCAAGGTCGTGGCCACCTCGACAGCTGGCACGGCTATCCATAGCACTGGCACGTCCTCATCGATTCAGGACGAGCTATGGCTATATGCGTTCAATAGTCATACAGCCGACGTGCTCCTGACCGTCGAGTTTGGGAATGCCACAGCGCCTGATAGTAATATCACGATCACGATCAAATTCGACGAAGGGCTATTCTTAGTGGTACCAGGCCTTATTCTGACGGGGAGCGGCTCAGCAGCTGCTACGGTGAAGGCGTTCGCGGCTACAGCTAACGTGGTAACCATTACTGGATATGTGAATCGGATCACGTAAGGATGAGTCTCATTCTTCGCACGCAGCTCATCGAGGCCTTCCTGGGCGACCAGGAGGATATTCATGGGCTGACGTTGCCAGATGTCTTCAGCTCCGGTGGGTCGAAGAACCTCTGGGTCAACCAGTACGGACGTGCGAAGAAGATCGATGGATACTCGAAGCAGAACTCGTCAGCCGTTACGACAGATACAGGAACCTCCACAACCATGGTGCGGGCTCTGTTCCCGTACAAGGGGACGGAGGGCGGCTCTGTCGCGCGAACGCTTCTCGGAGTCTTCGACGATACGGTCAACGAGATCGAACTCTATAAGTCTACAGATGATGGGTCTAACTGGACATTCGTCTTTGACTGGGGCTCTACGGTCGTAGGTCAGGTCCCAGACTTTGCGCAGTTCGGGGACGATCTCTATATCACGACTGGGAAGACTGTCCCCAAGAAGTGGGATAACTCCACGCTCGCCACTGCTGGTCGAACACAAAGCCCGACACCTACATCAGCACTCTCATCTTCTGCAGGTACGTTATCTGGGACTTACACCTACAAGCTTCTGAGTCTGGTCTTGGGTGCGCGCCAGGCTGGGTCGGCTTCGGCGACTGAACTCAGTGTTGAAGACTTGCAGGTAACCCTCACCTGGACAGCGGACACAAATACGAACGTCACCGGCTATGAGATCTATCGCACGTCTGGGTCCGGCAAGTCATTCTACTTAGTTGATTATGTGGATGGGCGCACAACGTCCTCCTACACCGATAACACCCCTGACAGGACCATCCTCGAGCACCGCCTTATGGAGGAGCACGGGGACGCCCCTCCCACCACCTACTTCTGCGAAACGCACAAGAGCCGTATGTGGTGGGGACGACAAGATGCCAATCCCACACGTGCCTACTTCAGCGACTTTGGCCTCGCAGAGGACGTGCTTTCGGACAACTTTCTAGACTTCAAAGACTCCCAGACTGTTGGCGACGTGATGACAGGCATGCTGGGTAATGTGAATGGGCGCTTGGTCGTCTTTACAGAGCAATCGATCTGGACCGTGAGCGGAACTGGAGCTGTCACAGGTATCACTATAGATTGGTCTCGTAAGCGCTCGAAGGCTCAGATTGGCTGCGTCAGCCACCGCACGGCAGTTCAGCTACCGAAAGGTGCTCGTTACACCGACCAAACTGGTCTGTTTCGTGTACTCCCAGAATCCACAGTGGCCTACCTCACGCCGCTGGGAGACATTCGAATATGGGATGGTGACAATGACACCGTCATCTCTCACGCAAAGAAGAGCACACTCGAATCTATTAACTACAATGGGCGAGCAAACTCGTATGCCATGCACGACGTGAGTCGATCCGAGGCCACATGGGTGTTTGCCACGGGCAGCAATGTCGACCCCGATACCGCGGTGACCTGGAACTACCGTTGGGGCATTTGGTATACGCGCGAGTGGCCATTCGGGCATATCACGTATAGTGAGAACTCTACGACCGCCTCCCTCGTAATCGGTGGGAGTCGAGCCACAACCACCGGAGGTTTCGTCTATAAGCTGTGGGATGGAGATGACTTCGACGGGGTATCGATAGAGGCTGTCCTCATGACGAAGCCTCTCTATGGTCGAGACGATAACGACCTGAAGGCGATGAGTCACACGAAGAGGTTCCGATGGTGTGACTTCCTGTTTGAGACAAAGCAGACGATTGCCCTCACGATCGAGTGGCTGAGCCGAGATGCGACGGACGATGCTGCAGCGCTTGGGTCGTCAACTCTCACCCCGTCTGCAGTCACGGTGTTGAGTAGTGACGGAGATACGATCGTGTCAACGGAGCCTGCAGACCTCCTTGTCTCATCTCTCTCGAGTTCTCTGCGCGTGGTACTCAAAGACTCTAATGGGAACTATGTACACGACCAGGGCATACGACTTCGCATTGGCGACAATGCGGCGACGGGCTCGTGGTCGCTCGAGGGGCTTAACCTGGCGTATCAGATATTACCCGGTCTTCAACGGAGGATGCCATAATGTTCGCAGAAGATGTTGAATTACAGGATCTACTCACAGGGAATATTCTCAGAGGGGTACTTGACCCTCTCACAAAAGGTAACAAATCTACCGACTACAAGTACAGACCATTCGACTATCTCCCTTCTTCTAGTAGAAGACTCCTAGAGGATGCGCACGATCGCCAGGACAGACAACAGGACAACACGTCTCTTGGTGGCTTTGGGGCGGGAATCCTGCAAACCGCACTCCCACTTATTCTAAAGCGCCTACTCGATACTGGAGGAGAACCAGAATCAGCAGGCATTTATGGACAGATAGGAGCCCTCTAGAGGGTTGAGTTAAATGTCGGAGCGTTTGATCATCGAACTGCCCAACTTCGACGATGTCGAGCGTGAGACGGGGACGGAGACCCGTAACGCTCTAACTCTCATATGGAGTATACTTAACCAAGAACTCTTGCTACGTGTGCGTACAGTTAATGAGGCCAAAGATACGCTGCGAGTCAAGGTGCTCAGCTCTGCGCCCGCATCCGACCAGCACAACTTCGATACAGATCGTGCGACGATCTGCTACTTTACCGGCTCAACTGGT